GGGCCGGTGGGCAGCGAGGGTGTGACCGAGCAGGGCATACGCCACCACCCGAAAGCTGAGCCGAGCGTGTGGCTGCGGCTGTACCAGGCCGAGCGTAAGCACCTTGCCGAGGTGGCCGCGACCTGCATCAAGGCTGGCATAGAGGAGCGCCGTGTGCGCCTGGCCGAGCAACAGGGCCAGTTGATCGCACAGGTGTTGCAGGGCGTGCTTAAGGAACTTGGCGTTGCCGACAAGCCTGAAACGCCGAAGGTGGTACGCAAGCACCTAGCGTTGATCGCAGGCGGCGGGGAGGCAACATGAGTACCGAGGTGGGTTCTTCCGTGCGAGGGCGACAAGTGGGCGGCACGGCTTGACTACAGCCACGCTGGATCCGTTTGCTGTAGCCGCCGACATCATGGACCCGCCCGACTGGGAACCGGAGGGCAGGCCACCACCCGAGCCGCACCAATTGCCGCCGCCTGCGCCATGGGACCTGTGGCTGTTGGAGGCTGGTCGTGGTGCTGGCAAGACTGAAGCGTGTAGCCGCTACTTCGCCCGGTACATGCGGGCCAACCCTGGCCACCGTGGCAGGATCATCGCGCCGACGTACGACGATGCAGTGGAGTCGTGTGTCAACGGGCCAAGTGGGTTGCTGTCGATGGACCCGGATGCCAGGTTCATCGTGCGGCCTGGTGGTAGCAAGGTGGTGTGGCCGAACGGCAGCGAGGCACTGGTACTGGGCACACCGTTCCCCAAGGACGTGGACAGGCTGCGTGCTGGTGGGAACCGGCACATCGACTGGTGGGAGGAGATGGCTGCGAACGCGCAGCTACAGGATGCGTGGGACCAGGCGGCATTCGGGCTGCGGCTGGGCGAGCACCCGCACAGCATCGCTTCAACCACACCTCGCAACACCACGCCGTACCGAGCGATACGCACCATGGATGCAGTGGTGCGCACACACGCGACGCTGTTTGACAACCCGCACAACCCGAAGGTGTGGGTGGACAAGATGCGCAAGCGGTACGAGGGCACGAGGCTGGGGCGACAGGAGCTTGGCGGCGAACTGCTTGACGACATTGAGGGCGCGCTGTGGACCAGGCGCATGATCGAGGCGTGCCGCGTCGAGGCGGCTCCGGACATGGCGTTTGTCGTGGTGGCCATCGACCCGGCAGCTACGTCGGACGAGGGTGCCGACGACACCGGCATCATCGTGGCAGGGCTGGGGCTGGACGGCGACGCCTACGTGATGGACGACGCTACCTGCCACCTACCGCCCGACGGATGGGGTACTCGCGCAGTGCGGCGCTACCGCAAGCACAAGGCGGACGAGGTGGTGGGCGAGCGCAACAACGGTGGTGAGATGGTCGAGCACGTCATAGCCACTGTGGATGCACGTGTGCCGTACAAGGGTGTGTGGGCCAGCCGTGGCAAGCAGACGCGAGCGCAGCCGGTAGCAGCGCTGTACGGCAACCCGCCCAAGCGGCCACCGAGGGTGCACCACGTGGGTAGCTTCCCCGAGCTTGAGGATCAACTTTGCACGTGGGTACCGGGGGAAGAGGACTCGCCCGACCGGCTCGATGCGCTGGTGTGGGCCATAACCGAACTGATGATCGAGGAAGTCGAGGAGGTTCGCGTGGTCGAGGAGTACGAGCCGGTGCAGATAGGGGCCGACATATGAGCCTGGTTACGTTTGTGCTGTTGCTGATCGTGGTGCTACTGGTGCTGGCGATACTGCCGTTCAAGCTGGCAGTGCTGGTGCTGTTGGCCATAGTCGTCGCACTGATCCTAAGCCGAGGGCGATGGGCGTGAGCGATGAAGCTGCAAGACGCACTGCCGTGGGTGGGCATTGGCTTGGTGGTCCTACATGCGTTGTTCTTCCGCGACGGCAACTTCACACCGAGCAGCCTGGCGCTGATCGGCATGCTGTTGGGTTCGATCCCGGCTACGGCTGCGGATCGCAGGGCCAAGCGCAAGCGGCAGGCGCAGGACCAGGAAACCGAGGAGGCGCTAGCGCAAGGCGACCTGCCGGAGCAGGCTCGCAAGGTCCTACAGAAGTACCTGGAGCGTTGAAAGCCATGCTAAGTCGAGTGGATGGGTGGCTACGTAGCAACGCCGTGTACGCGTGCTGGGGCAGCTTTGTCGTCGGCACGTTCATTGGCTCGCTACTACTAACCCGGATCATCTAGTGCCAACCGAAGACACCACACCACGACGCCTGTGGCGGCAGGCTAAGCGAGTCGGCCGCTGGTTCATCGACCGCCCAACCTTGTCGGTGTTGCTGGTCGTCGGCCTGTCCACAGCGGCAGGCTTCGCGCTGTTCGTCAGTCGTGAAAACGACCGAGCCAAGGACGAGCACACGCTGGACGCCAAGATCGTGGAGGCTGCGCGCGGCGCTTGCTACCGAGCGAACCACACGAGGGACGGCGTGCGAGCGCTGATCACCAAAAGCATTCGCGACACACAGAAGCAGATCTACCAGGCCAAGCACACCGATTACAGCGAACTGTTCCCCGAGGCCGCGCAAAGCGGCAAGCTCGACAAGCTCATAGCCAAGAACCTGCACCAGTTGATGACCAGCCTGCACGACCCGGAGCACGGGCTGTTCGTACTGCGTAGGAAGGTGCACAACGCGCCGTGCAACAAGCTCTATCCAAAGGTGCCGACCACGTGAACATCAAGAACCTAACGCACAAGCAGCTAGCCAGCTACATGCAGGGCTACCGTGACGCGCAGCACGGCAGGCCACACGGCGACACTGCCGACGAGTACGAGCGCGCAGGCCACGCCGACGGCTCCCGCGCCTCCAGCCGCCTGCGCCAGCGCAGAAGGGTGTACGGCTAATGGGCATGCTTGATCGAGTACGAGGCAACGGCAAGCCGAACCGCGAGGACGAGCTACGCGAGATGCTGCGAGTCGAGAGCAGCAACGCGCAGCTACTCGTGGAGAACCTGGCACGGCTCGAACAGTCGATGGCGGAGGAAGGGTGGCGCAAGACCGGCACGCTGTTGGAGCGCGAATTCACCCGCGATGGGCTGGACAACCTCGTGTCCATGTCGCGGGCCATGTACATGTCCAACCCGCTGATCCAGCGAGCCGTAAACGTAACGACGTTCTACACGTGGGCGCAGGGCGTGCGGTTCGAGGCAAAGGACGACAAGGTTCAGGAAGTAATCGACAGCATGACCGAGGACGACGGCAACCGCGCCGAGCTATACGGCCACCAGGCCATGATCCTTACCGACGTGGACCAGATGGTCGATGGCAACGTGTTCCTGTCGCTGTTTACGAGCGACCAGGGCGACGTGTTCCCGCGCAGTGTGCCGACCGAGGAAATACGCGACATAATCCTGGACCCGGACGACCACACAAAGGTGCAGTTCTACCACCGAGTGTGGAACCAGGCCGAGCTAAACAAGGGTACGGGCGAGATCAACTACGTGCAACAGGAGGCGTACTACCCGGACTGGCGGTACGACGGGGGCAGCGGCAAGCCCGACAACATCAACAACAAGCCTGTTAAGTGGAACGCGCCGATTATCCACCAGCGCACAGGCGGGCTAAAGCGCATGCGGTTCGGCGTGCCGGAGACCTACGCGGCTATCGACTGGGCCAGGGCGTACAAGAAGTTCCTGGAGGACTGGCACACCATCGTGTCGAGCCTTGCCCGGTTTGCCTGGAAGATGACAGCGAGCAAGAAGCGGCAGGCCGACGCTAAGAAGAAGCTGGGCGGCAGCGGTACACGGGCCGAGCTACTGGAAGAGGGCAACGAGCAGGACCAGCGCGGCGCTGGTGCCGTGTACATCGGCAACGAGGAGATGACACCGATACCCAAGACCGGTGCCACCACCAGCGCCGACGACGCCAAGGCCAGCCGCCTAATGGTTGCGTCAGCCATGAACCTGCCCGACACGATCCTGAGCAACGATCCGCAACAGGGCGCGCTCGCCACAGCTAAGACGCTCGACCGGCCTAGCGAGCTTGGCTTCCTGAGCAGGCAGGCCATGTGGGGCGACTTGCACGAGAACATCTTCAAGTACGCAGTGTCGGCGAAGCAGGGCGTTGCGCGAGTGGGCGACACGGCCGACACGCAGGTAACGGTGTCCTTCCCGCCGATCCTGGAGCACGACGTGACCGAAACGGTCGGCGCGCTGGTGTCAGCCGCCACGCTCGACGGCAAGGCCGAGGCTGGCACGATCCCGCGCGAGCTACTTAGCCGCCACTTGATGGAGGCTATCGGCGTTAGCGACGTGGAGGAAGCCATGGGCGAACTGCAAAAGCAGATCGAGGACATGCCGCCCGAAGTACAACAGGCAACCGATGCGCTGATGGAGGCAGCCAAGCGCCTGCGATGAATTCGACTGCGCGACAGCTAACAGCGCTCGCCGAGGCGGTAGCGCCCGGTGCTGCGCTTATAGCGCGCTTCAGACGCGACCAGCGGGCGCTAGAGGCGTCGATGGACCGCCGCCTACGGAAGGTGTTCAGCGACTTGGGCCAGCACGTTACGGCCGTTGCTGTGGCCATGGGCGTGCCCGGTGCCGACTGGTCGGACGAGGATGCCGAGGCGCGCGTGGACGCCATCGTTACCGCGTCGCAGTTGCAGTCGTGGAACCACCTCGTGTTCGAGCCGCTGTTCCGGCAACAGTGGCACGACGTGGCGCAGCTAACCATCATCGCCACCGGCCAGCACATCGGCGTGCAGGAGAGCTTCCGTAGCAAGCTGCACGAGGCGCTGACGGTAGCCGACATGGGGCGCATCGTGGACACAGGTGGGCGCAGGGCGTACATGATGGACATTGCTGGCGACACGCGCACGGCGATGTACGCAGCGCTGCAACGTGGCAAGGAACTTGGATTTAACCCGCGCAAGACGGCAACCCTGTTCAGACAATACATACCGGCAGGTCGCTTCACTCGTGCGGGTGCACCTTACCGGGCGCAGTTGATCGCCCGTACCGAAACGCTGTTTGCGCAGCGGGCGTCGGCTCTCGAGAGCTACCGCGCCAGCCCGGTCGTGCAGATGGTGGTGGTGTTCGACGGCGAAAGCGACGAGCAGTGCGCTGCACGCAACGGCACGGAGATGACCATCGACGAGGCCGAAATAGAAGCTAACGACACCCACCCTAACTGCGTGATGGCGTTCGCCCCGGTCACGCAAACCAGCGGCATCGGTTCGCCCGGCGCTCTCCTACCGCCTGCGCCCAGTCCGTTGGAGCTATTCCCTGGCGGGCCGGTCATACCAGTGGCACCAGGCGAGCCAGTGCTGGC